CCATTTGGTATTGGTCCAGTCACGCTTACATCTGCTTGCCATGCGCCATCTGCTGGATTAACATCGGCATTAAATCTAACTTGAGTCATTTGTGTCTCTGCTGTTTGCAAAGGATAAACTCTAAGATCCCAAGCAACGCTAAGGGTGTTTGTAGTTGTTGAATATGTAATTCCAGATCCATTACTCCAGGTGGTCCAGTCATACCCTGCTATAGAAATCGAAGGCGCATTCGGAGTAGAATAATAGTTTCCACCTTCATTTACACCAAAGGTAATAGTGGCATTAGACCCGACGTAAACATTGTTGTATGTTACTCCGCCCATCTGTAAATTAAATGGAAGATTCATTCTAATTCCAGCATCATCTGTATTTGCTAAAACATTTGATGTTGTTCCAACTGTGGCTACCAAAGCATTTACTGCATCTTGAGCGGTATTAATTGCAACATTTGCCTGAGTTAATTGTGTCTGTGCCTCTGTGGCTGCAGTGTTTACTGCTGCTACCGCCGTGGTTGCCGTTGCCACTGTGGCAGTTGCGGTATCTATTGTCGCCTGTGCTGCCTGTATTGCAGTAGAGGCTGTTGCAGCCTGTGCTACTTCTGTTGTAATTGCGGTGGCTACTTGAGTAACGGTAGTTGGAGCTTCTGTCATTAAAGGGGTTGCTGTTGCTATAACTGTTGCAGTTGCAGACTCAACGACGGGGGTCGCTGCCGTGACAGCAGTTTGTGCTACAGCAACTTCTGGAGTCTGTGTTGTTGCGGTTACGGGTATTGTTGCAATTGCTGTGGTTACGGCAGTTACTGCAGTAGTAACGTCTTGCGTTACTGTTGCTGCTGTTGCTACAACTGTGGAAACATTTGATACTTCTGCTACGGCAGTGGTGGCTGCTGTGACTGCAGTAGTTGCTGCTGCTACGGCCGTGTTAGATGTTGTTACTGCCTGTACTGCAGTCGCAATAGTTGCTGTTGCTGTATCTGAGGCTTGTGCTGCTTGGGCTACTTCTACTGTTGCAGTTGCAATGGCTGTATTTACTGCCTGCTGTGCAGGGCTTACAACAACCTGCTCTGAAGGAGCTGGCGGCTCATTGGCATTAGCAAGGTTAGGACTAAAAAGAAAAAGCCAGCCCACAATAAAGAGGCTGGTTAAAAAGTACTTTAACTTTCTAGTCAACTAAGTATCTCCTAAGTAATGCAATATCTTTGCTTACTTAATAATTATACCACTAATGTTATTTAGGATTGTCTGTTTTATAAAACCCGTTACCTTTAAACTGTACACCAACGTTACCATATTGTTTAATCATTGCGGCACCACACTTATCACATAGCTCTACCATGTTAGCTTCATCAAATGATTTTGTTACATCCTTTGCATGTTCGCATAGCACACACTTGTATTCATATATAGGCATTACTTACCGCTCTTCTTTCTCTTCTCAGCTAAGGCAACAAAATCTTTGACCTTAGTCTCTCCCATGTATCCCCACGCATAACCATCTTCAATCATTTGTTCGTTAACAGACTTAGTGTTTCCATCAAGGTACACCCAGCCTAGAATACGACCATACTTCTCAGAGCTGTCTGGCTTTTCTGTTTTTACAACAATGTCTTTAGCATCTTTGAACTTAGATTTAAGATACTCTTTTGATTCTAAGCCTAATGTTTTTTCAAGTTTATCTGTTGTTCTAGACTCTGGTGTGTCGATGCCAGCTAGTCTAAGTCTTTGAGAATATGAAATGCTGAATCCAAGATCAATATCAACATCAATAGTATCTCCGTCCACTATCTTTGTTACCTGCTTAACTCTGTATTCAAACATAACTCTCCTTAAATTTTAATGAGCAGTTTCGGGACGTGCTCAGGTCCATCCTTCGGGTAGCGACCCGAATAGTCTGCGACTCCCCAGTGACGGGGTGCAGATCTCTATTATACTATTTATTTGATCTTGATAGTCTTTGGCTTCTTGTCTTCAGGAACCAGCCTAATAATATTAATATTAAGCATTCCGTCCTTAAGAGATGCACTGGATACTTCCATGTACTCTCCTAGAGCAAAAGACCTTGTGAATTTACGTGCAGCGATTCCTTTATGCAAAACTTCTGCGTCGGTGATCTCGGTAATTTCTCCAGAAATAACCAATGTTCCGTTATCTACAGATAGACTAATGTCTTCTTTTGTGAATCCTGCAACCGCAAGAGATACCTGATATGTATCTTCGTCTAGCTTTAGTACATCGTATGGTGGATATGATTGGCGTGATGCAGCATTGTGCACGTTAGCCATTCTTTCAATTTCACGATTAAAGCCAATAAAAAAAGGATCCTTGAAAAGATCCCATGTATATGTTGTTACCATATTATTCCTCCTTCAAGCGAATAAGTTAATTTATAGGACCCCTAATGGGCATCCTAATATAATTATATCATAATTTTTAATCGTTTGGAATATCCCTAAATGTAGTAGGGTCTATTTCTATCATGCCCATTTCTTTAGCCAACTTTTGTCCTTCTGGACTCAAATGTATTGTTGCCTGCAAATCTTCATCGTACTCAATTTCTGCAAGTCCCGCCTCGTATAAATTTATTAAAGACTTGTCAACATATTCAACGTGGGATTGCCATAACTCAGGAGCATATTCTTTAGCCATTTCCTGATCTATAGAATAAATCATTTCGCCACTCTCGTCCATACCCTCTAAATTAACAACACCTATTTCCAAATAGTAAGCAAGTAGCCCGTCGTCATCTTTATCTTCAAGACTCATTTACAGTTCCATCCTCATTTTTATCTATAGTTGTTTCTACTAACTGCTGAACGTATTCAGAAAAATGTTTTCTAACACTTCCCATCGGCCTTGACCCAGAAGACTTCCATATTCTTTTATACTCCACAACATTAGAAAAGGTTGTGGGACATAGAGGGGTGCCGTTATACTCTTTTAAAACTGTAGGAAGTGGCACGTGCTTGCCGCAACACTTACATTCTTTTGCTTTTTCTTGATATATACTCATACTATTTCCATTCCGTCTAATACATCTGATAAGTTTTTGGGCATCCTCGGTGGTCTTATCATGTTCATTACTATTTCATCTTCTTCTTTTTCTCTATCCCACTTCAAAGAGCTGTAGGTATGTATATCTATCTCTTCGTTGTTCTGTGGCCTACTTCTACTAATTGCGTTATATACAGAACCGCAAACAGCATCGGCCAAGTCTTTAGATCCTTTTCGTGGGTGATCAACCCTGTCTCTCATAATTTTTAATTGAAGCAATTCATCTATAAGTAATTTAATTGCAGGTCCGCTCAATCTATCTTCTGCAACAACCATTGCCATGTCGTCATAATGTTTCTTTGCAACCGACAATGTTTCCGTATTTATACCATATTGTTTTAGTTGCTGCATCATATCGTGAGAGTTCCATCGGTCAAATGTACAGACACGTATTTTAAATCCTTTTGTCCTAAGAGACAAAATATAATCTTTAACTTCTGTAAAGTCTACAGACTTATCTGGAGTAGGTGTCCAGTATCTAACTGCATCAACTTCAACAATAGGGGCTGGCTGAGAATATGTATCAGTTACTTTTACATTTACCCATTTCTGTACATGTGCCATTGCAACCGCACAATGGTCATGTTTTTGTGCCAGGTCTACGTGAAGAAAATATTCTTTATCTGGATCTGGTGCAAACCAATTTTCAAATCTTCCGAACTCATCTACTGCTAATGACATATTGTTAAATGCTTTTTCAATTTTTTCACGAGACTTAAAGAACGCATCAATTGCCTCTGATGGCATGCAGGCAAATCTTCCTAGCGCATCTGGAGCATTTTTATAGAAAGCAACTTTAAAATCATCTATGCTTCTTGTAGGATTTATATCCCAAGTTGGTCTACGCAGAGCATACATCCTAGGATACTTGTAAGACAGGATATGGTCTTCTTCCCACTCAATATCAAACTCATTACCCTCTGTTCCGTCTGCCAGAGCATCGTCTAGTTTAAAATGATGTGTTCTGGTTACCGTTTCTTTTTCAGCTACTACGTCGTCATACCTTTGTTGTATATAGTCGTTCTTGTATCTTGGGAATGATAGTAGAATCACCTTGCCGTAGTCTGGAAAACGTGAGTCTACAGAGGCACGATACATCTCATAGATAAGACTTCCAGTCTTTGCTTGCTCATGACCAGTGGTATTTTCTACGCTAAAGCCAGAAATTTCGTCAAGGATAACAACGATTACGTTATACCCTTCCCATGCCTTACGCTCTGAGTGACCTGAGTGTACTGTAATGTTTTTATTAAACTTAATTTCAGAAGCTTTTTCTGTGTACTTTCCAACAAACCAGGGGGATTTATCGATGCGTGTTCTAAACCCTTTAAAGAAAACATTGTTTGCCTGCTGTGCGTTAATAGCAATATTGATAATATCAATTGAGTCTCCAGGAGGCTTTCCGTAATATGATGCTGGATCTTTAAGGCACAATAGTAAATATACTATATAGGCAACCGATATGGTTGAGCAGTAATCTTTTCCAGATCCTTTACCTAGCTGAGCAACGACCTCATTGGCTGTTTGCTTAAACATTCTAACGCCTTCTTCTTCGCCAAACAATTTTACAAGAGTGGACTCTTTATAAAT